GATCTCCAATTGGTTTCACGTTTCGAATTTGGATTCAAGGTGGTTATGTACTCATCTGTACATGGGAACCCATTGACCTTCAAAATGTAAGGTACAATAAAATCAACCCATGTTGACTTTCCAACACCAGAACGCCCAAACGAACTCATCATGAGTGGAGCCTCACGGCTACCACCCTCCATACGTTTTTGCGTAAACTCGGCAAATTCCTTTTTGATGTAAACAACTCGATCAGTAACTAGTTTTTTCTCAAATCCACCCGGTAAAGTGGCAATGAGTTGTGTGCCTGTATTGATAAATTTGTTCACTCTCAGTTCAAACTCTTCATTCGATGTATCCATCTTGATCAAATTTCCTGCTATCGCAGCAGAGAACAGACCTGTCAAATGGATATATTCCTCATCAAATTTGAGAACTTCCTGATTTCCAAAAAGCAACGGTTTGATAGATCCTGTCTTGATAGCATAATACCCTCCCTCGGCAAAGAACGCAATCGTGGAAACTATAACGTCAACAAAGTTTGTTGCAGTCATGTTCACATTCACGTGTCTTGCAAAAAGGCGAATACCAGCCAATTCGAAATCAACGTTGCTGGAAGATAAAATCCCCATAGCAACGAACATACCTAAAAGCTCAGACAATTTTCCGAAAGCCGGGTTGTTCAACATCTTCTTCCAATCTGAATTAACGGATTTTAGAGTTTGTAACCATTCCGGTTCCTCGGAGACGCCTTGCTTTTGACATGTGATCTCTGAAATCAACGTAGTTGCTTTCATCAAAACAGATCCTGTATAGAATCTTTGGGCATATAAAGTCAATGCCCCTCCTACACCTTTCATGTTGGCACAATTCACAATGACTAATCCTAATGTCGCCAAACCTTCTACGAAGGCCATAGCTTCATCCATCTGTGCATTGAGAACTCGTTGTTTCACATAAGAGGTGAATCCTTGGTGTTCATAAATGGGATAACCATGTTGTTTAAGATCTCTACGAAAATCTGCCAATTTGGTAGACCATGGAGATGTAGGCTTAACATGATAATTCCCATTCGGGTTTTGGTATTTGTTGCCGTCACGACTCTGTCGTTCGACACATTCAAACACAACCCTTAGTTTGCGGCAGCAAGTGCGCTTGGATGCAAATTTGCGATCCTTGCGCGCTTGCGGCAGTCCAAAAGTCCGAACATAAGTGCGGAAGTCTTTTAAAATAAC